ATAGGAAGGTGACGAAGTGAACGGGGGGTAGTCTTTCCTGAAGCGTCCTTTTTTCCACCCGGTTGGATATATGCGAAATCAGAGTCGGGTAGATCATTTTTAGATTTGGAGCTTATTTTGGCTCCCTTAGTTTTCTTCTTCCAACCGGCCTTCCTCTCTTTATCGTATTTTTCGTCTTTCTTTAAATCGTGAATTTCGACGCTCTTCTTTTCTGAGGGCTTACCCTTTTTAAGTTTTTTTATCTTACTGTCGTCGTCCTTAACCGCGTCCTTTTCGTGTTCTCCCTTTTCCTTCTTAGAGTCGCGCTTAAGCTCCTTCTTGTCGGTTTTATCCCATTGCTTTTTGGTTTTAGCGGCTTCCGTGGTTTCTTTTACTGGTACGCACTTTTTCTTGTCTTTGCTTACTTCGTATCCGGGTTTGCACTTAGGGGGGTAACCAGCCTTTTCATTGGCAAGAAGACCCTCTTCTTTGTACTCAAGAATCTGTTCGCTAAAATCGATCTCTTTCATTCTATTAGTGATTACACTTATTTTCTCCTAAGTGGCATTAATTCTGGGTCACTAGTCTTATTTAGTGTAAATTACATTAATGCCGAAAGTAAAGAGTACAAGGGGTCTTGAATCCCTTGAAATTTTGGACGGAAAGGTGAAAGTTCACCAAAGGGAAACACTTAAACAAAAAGATACCTTTTATATAGACGAACTTAACTGGACAGAAAAGCAGAAAAAATTCATAGAATTATCCCTTAAAAAAGAAACTAGGGTAATTTTGTGCAAAGGCCCGGCTGGAAGCTCAAAAACTCTTATGTCGGTTTACGCTGCTCTTAATTTATTAAACTTGAGCAAGGTGTCGGATATAATATATATGCGATCCGCTGTGGAAAGTTCCGACTCCAGACTTGGCTTTCTCCCCGGAGATGCGGATGAAAAGCTCCATTACTACAATCTCCCCTTTATGGATAAACTAGATGAGTTACTCCACGAAACGACAGTCAAAAAACTCCAGAAAGAAAAGAGAGTGTCTATCCATCCGGTAAATTTTGCTCGAGGAATGAGCTGGAACTCAAAAGCTATAATAATGGACGAATCTCAAAACAGCTCCATGAGAGAGATAGTCACGGTACTAACTAGAATAGGAAAGTATTCTCGTGCTTTTATATTGGCGGACCCAATGCAAACAGATCTTAAAAATGGAAGCAGGGGGGGATTTGATAAAATCTTTGATGTTTTTGATAATAAGGAAAGTCGAGAGATGGGAATAGAAACCTTCGAATTCACAGCTGGAGACATAGTCCGATCTGAATTAACAAAGTTTGTTGTTACTAAAATCGCAGAGTTGGAAACTATTTAATCTGTTTACTAATTAAACCGGCTAAAACCGAAGAGAACTTTCGGACTTCTCTTTCTGATTTGTCCCAAAAGAAAGCGTGAGTTACTTCTTCTATCAAAGTACTGAGTTTCCTGCGTTTTTTAAGTTTCGGATCCACTAGAATTTTGGGATTATCTAGTTCTGGAGAATAGCAGAGACCGTCCGCATTATAAGTATGATGGGGTTTTTTCCATAGTAGTTCGTATTCTATGCCGTCCGAATTCTTGAATTTGATTTTTTCCATACACCTATAATATACACTTTTTTTGAAAAAATGATTATTTTCGGTAGAATAGTGTAATAAGCTGATATGAAAGTGTACTGTTCAACTTGTGGGTCTGGGACCAACTATACCATGACGAAGCCTAAATTTTGTAGCTCGTGTGGTGGTTCTTTTTCCGCGTTGGCTAAAACTCCCGCCAAGAGAGTATTCAAGGCTGACCCACAGAACCCAGCCGCAACCATTCAGGAAGAAGTCGAGGAGGAAGAATTCGAAATGCCCAACATAGATAAACTTGAGGTGGAAATTAATGTAGCTAAGTCATTCGGGGTCATGTCATTGAAGGATTTAGCTGTTGGTGAGACGCAGCAAGATGATGGTTACATGAGGGAAACGGATCCTACTTATTCTAAAAAGTCTTTCGAGGAAGATTTTAGAAGGGACGCGGGATCATCTCGAGACCATGAGCCGACGCAAGAAACCTAAGTTTGAAGATTTAATTGAACAAATAGATCTAGAAATAAGAAAAAGAAAATCCAAGTGGAACCTAACGGCCCTTTCGTGGATGGACTTTGATGACGTTTCTCAGATTTTAAGAATTCATATTTTCAAGAAATGGCATCTATACGATATCAAGAAACCTCTTAATCCGTGGATCAATCGTATAATTTCCAACCAGATAAAAAATCTTATTAGAAACAACTATGGGAATTATTGTCGTCCATGTCTGAAGTGCGCTGCGGCTGAAGCCGGTGATTTATGCTACATATACGGAAAACAATCTGAAGCGTGTCCCCTCTACGCAAACTGGACAAAAACAAAGAAGCAAGCTTACGATGCAAAGTTACCCGTTTCTATCGATGATCATTCTCACGAGATTAATTCAGCTGAGTATGCGGGGTTTGACGTGCTTGCAATGATGGAAAAACTTAATGTTAAAATGGAGTCAACCTTAAAACCGGCCGAGTGGAAAATATATAAAGCTCTTTACATCGATAACATGTCAGAGGAAGACGCCGCCACCTTGATGGGGTACAAGACTAATGAAAAAAATAGAGTGCCGGGTTACAAGCAAATTAAAAATGTTAAAAAATCAATAATCCAAAAAGTCAAAAAGATGTTAAACGACGGGGATATAGAAATATTATGAGCGCCAAAAGTATAGACCTAGATGAGAACCAGCAGTTAGCCTTGTTGAAGGAGTGGAACAATCGACCGGATGATCCGCCCTACATCAAAGAGCTGATTGAATTGGTATTCCCTGAGGTACCCGAAGATAAGAGGGACGGAAGGTCAAAATACGGAAGAGCTGTGAAAAAATTTCTTGCTGAGAAGAGTCTTAAGGCAAAGGTGTCCCACAAGTACTACCCGAAAGAGAAAATCGAACTTACGGAAGATCAGAAAGAATTTATAACAAATAATTGCGGGGCCATGAAGCCTATGGAGCTGGCTAGGGTCACTTTCGATGACCCTACCATTTCCCCCTTGGATCTGAGGTACAAAGTGTTGTTTGACTTTCTCAAGACAATAAACAACAAAGTTAAATATTCTGACGTAACGGATGAGGAGACGGCGGCGGAAGCGGGCTATTCTCCACCGAAGTCAGAAGCTCGAGCATTAGTCAGGGTAAATAAGTATGTTTATAACGGAATTGACAAAGACAAAGTCACCACCAAGATAAAAAGAAATTTGTATACCTTAATTGGATACATGCATACCTTCCGTTTTCTTCATCAAATTGGAACCTATAATATCGAGACGGATAGAGAACTATTTGAAAGTAGTTTCGTCAGATATACGTGGGATAAACCTGATCTCACCCAAGAGGAGGTAGACCAGTATATTGTTCTCTCTGCAGAAGTAGTTATTGCTTCCAATATCCAACGACGAGTTGAGAGGTTGCAGCAGCTACTAGATCGAAACGCTGAAGATACAGAAGGCCGACGAATGGCAATGAGCTTGGTGGAAGCTATCAACACTGCTCAAACAGAATATAACCAGTGCGTAAACCGACAGACGAAGCTACTCAACGAACTCAAGGAGAAACGAAGCCATCGAATGAGCAAGATGATGCAGGAGTCCGCTTCTATATTGAACCTCGTAGAACTTTGGAAAGATGAGGAGTCTAGGCATAAAATGATTAAGATAGCTGAGCTCAGAAAGAAGAACGTTTCCAAGGAAATAGAAAGGTTAACTTCTATGGAGGAAATCAAATCTCGTATTATGGGGATCAGCGAAGAGGAAGTTTTAAATGGTTGAATGTAACGTTTGCAAAAAAGAATTTAAAGAGGATAAGAATCTTCACTTACATATAAAAGCCCACAAGCTGGCGATAGGAGATTATTATCAAACTCAATTTCCTCGGCACGATCTCCACACAAAAGAACTAATAAAATTTAAGAATAAAGAACAGTATTTCTCTGCGGACTTCAATAATAAAAGAAATTTAAAAAGCTGGCTTGAGGAGGCTCCTCTGGAAAAAGCTAGAAAATATTGCAAAGGACTCTTGACAAAAAGGAAGAGGGAGAAAGGTTTAAAATACACCCCCACTGAAGTAGAGATGCGAACACTTTTGGTCCCTCCCATCTCCTACTATCAGATAATTTTTGAAGATTACTACGAGTTATGCGAGAAGATGGGTTTAAAAAACAAACTTTCCCCTTTTCCTCCTCAAGACCTAGACGGAAAAATAAAATTCAAGGAGGAGTTCGATGAAGATCATCTTATTTACATTGATTCGCGAGAACAAAACCCCCTTCAAATAAAAGACTTTCCTACAGAAGTCAAAGGGCTCAAGTTTGGGGACTATTGTCTTAACGACAAGGAGAAAACCGGAAACTGTTATATCGAGAGAAAGTCTGTTCCTGATCTTATCGGGACTTTGAGCGCCGGTTTGGAAAGATTTGAAAATGAAATAAAACGTGCTAAGGAGGAAGATGCGTATATGGTGATTCTCGTGGAGAGAAAACTGGAGGAGTGTTTGGCGTTTAACAAGCTTCCATACGTTTACAAAAAGAATACTCGCGTAACTCCAGATTTTATTTTTCATAACGTTAGGGAATTAATTCAAAAATTTCCGCACATTCAATTCCTATTTGTCGACGGAAGGGTAGAGTGCGTAAGGATCGTCAAAAAACTATTACTCACCAAGATATTAAAAACCAAATTTGATTTGCAATTAGCGTACGATTTAAAATTATTGTAATATGTGGTATTGCCCGGAAAAATATAATCGCCCCATTATTGACATAAACAAGGAGTCCCTTGCTCTAAAGGGGGAACTTGGGGATCGACAGGCTAAAATCACATTAGCTAAATTTATGCGTTCTAATCTTGGGTTTACCACGGAACTTTTATCGGGAATTAAATTAGCCCTTTATCAAGAGATAACCCTAAAGGCTTTTTTCAATAGGAACTTTAGCATGTGCGTATGGGGACGTGGTTGCGGAAAAACTTTCATTGCGGCTGTCTATTGCTTCCTCCAGTGCATTTTC